ACAGGGATGGCAAACGATGGAAACTGAGGACCACGCCGCTCAAATTCTCGGCTTCACCGGACTTCTGGAAACCCCAGAAGGTGATGGATCAGGGGAATTTGAGATCCGACGCTACATCGCTCCTGCTTGGCCGAGTAGCGCCTGAGTCCCGCAGTCCTAAATACGTCAACGGCCTGGGGAAACCTGGGCCGTTTGGATTCTAGGAGATTGGCATGGCGTTGGTTCAGCTCGATCCACCTCTCGTGCTGTACACGCCGAAAGGCAAGTCGGTCTGCCATTTCCTGATCGACTACGGCTTCGAGCACGATTTGCACTGGGTCTGCTTCCAGCATGAAACCGGGGAATGCTGGACCTGGAATAACAAGGACGTCCGGATCGACAACAATTCGACGGCCGGCCGAGACGTGAAGCCGATACAGCATAAAAATGGAAACGGCGCTGAAGCTCACTAAACGCAGGAGGACGCACATGAAAGATTGGCGGCCCCAAGTTTTAAACGCTGAAGCGATTGCCCAAGACGCGCACTTGACCCGCATCGAAGAAAAGCTGGATCGCATCCTCGCCATTCAGGAGGCCGGAGGTTTCTGTCCGTCGCATCCATTTCAGCATCAATTCCAAACCTCGAACGGCCTCTGCAACATATGTGGCAAGCCAGTAAAACATCATGGCTGACAAGCTAACGCCCAAACAGGAAGCCTTCGTTCGCGCGTACCTTGAGACGGGCAACGCAAGCGAAGCGTATAGACGCGCCTACGACGCTGAAGGCATGAAGCCTGAAACCATCAAGGTAAAGGCGTGCGAACTGCTTAAGAACGGTAACGTCTCGGTAACAGTCGCTAAACGGCAAGAGAAGATAGCTGAGCGCCACAATATCACCGTGGACAAGATCGTGCGGGAACTGGCGACGCTCGGGTTTAGCAACATGCTGGACTATATGACGATCCCGGCTGATGGCGATGCGTTCGTTGACTTGTCCAAGCTCAGCAGAGAGCAGGCATCGGCCATTCAGGAGCTTGTGGTCGAGGATTACAAAGACGGGCGCGGCGAAGATGCTCGCGACGTCAAGCGCATCAAGTTCAAGCTTTATGACAAAAAGGCCGCCTTGGTCGACCTCGGCAAACACCTTGGAATGTTCATTGACCGCAGCGAGGTCGGGAAACCGGGGGACTTCGCCAATTTAAGTGATGCCGATTTGGCCGATCAGATCGCCCAAGAAGCCCGCGCGCTTGGGCTGGATGGGGTGGCGAAGAGTGTCAAATCGCATTGAAGGCGACCGACGCGCTAGGCTTGAACGGTTAGCCTTTGGCATCGAAGAGTTACGACGCCGTGAGGAACGCAAACGTCAAACCAGGCTCATTAATTTCGTCCGATACTTCTGGGACGTTCTTGAGCCGGTCCAGCCGTTTGTAGAGGGATGGTGCTTAGAAGGTCTTTGCCTCCATCTTGAAGCCGTTACCGCGGGGAAAATACCACGGTTGCTGGCCAACGTGCCGCCCGGATTTATGAAGTCATTGTTAGTAAACGTATTTTGGCCCGCTTGGGAATGGGGCCCGATGGACCTCGGCCACATGCGGTATGTGACATTTTCCTACGCCGCCCATTTGACGGAACGAGACAACGCAAAGTTTCGCGACCTCGTTAAGTCGAAAAAGTATCAGGACATGTGGGGCGATCGAGTCCAGCTTGTCGAAGATGGCAAAGTCAAGGTTTCCAACAGCAAGACAGGCTGGAAGTTTGCGTCGTCAGTCGGCGGCGTCGGCACGGGCGAACGCGGCAACCGGGTTATCCTCGACGACGCTCATAATATCAAGGAAGCGGAGTCCGAGGTAATCCGGTCCGAGACGATCCGCTGGGTTCGAGAGGCGATGTCCAACCGCCTCAACAATATGGATACGGACGTTATCGTCGCGATCATGCAGCGGTCGCATGAAGCAGACGCCAGCAGTACCCTCATCGAATTGGAATACGAGCACCTGATGGTGCCGATGGAGTTTGACGGGTCACGACGCTGTGTGACGAGCATCGGATGGTCAGACCCAAGAACGATAGACGGGGAACTGGCTTGGCCCGAACGTTTTCCAAAGCGCGTTGCGGACCAGATCAAAAAGACGATCGGGCCTTACGCCTACGCCGGTCAGTATCAGCAGACACCCGAGATCCGCGGCGGCGCAATTATCAAGCGCGAGTGGTGGCAAGACTATACAACTGACGACGGTAAAATCCCGGCTTGTCAGTATGTCGTTGCCTCCTTGGATCCCGCATATACAAGCAAGTCCGAAAACGACCCATCCGGCTTTACGATCTGGGGCGTCTGGTATGACGAAAAGGGTCATTCGCGGATCATCTGCCTCAATGCCTGGCGCAAGAGGCTGGAGCTTCACGGACCGCACGTTGAGCGAATAGCGGGCGAGACGGAAGCGCAGTACATCAAGCGTGCTCAGCCAAGCTGGGGTCTGGTGGAGCACGTTGCCCATTCCTGCAAACGGTTTCGGGTTCATAGGCTGCTGATCGAGAGCAAGGCTTCTGGCCACTCGGTTGCGCAAGAAATCCGGCGCCTGCACTCAGGCCAAGGCTGGTCGGTTCAACTCGTTGATCCGAAAGGCCTCGACAAGGTTACGCGCTGTCATGCTGTCGTGCCGATGTTTGCAGACGGAATGGTCTTCCTGCCGGCGTACTCGGACGGAACCTATCGCGAGTGGGGGCAGATGTTGGTTGATGAGTTTGCGTCGTTCCCGAAAGGGGCAACAGACGATCTTGTTGATTCATCCACGCAAGCCCTGACGCACATTCGAGATTTGGGCTTGGCCGTCAGGCGAGACGAGAGAGCAGCCATCGAGCGCGAACTCGGACGCCACAAAGGCGGTCCACCTCAAGCTTTGTATCCGTCATGAGTTTTCACTCCCTCCAAGGAAAACCATAAATGTCTGACGCAAAATCCCTGCCTGTTTCCAACGTTGAGGTTATCCTCGCGCTTCTGGAACGCATCTCGCGTGATATTCACGACTATGTTTCCAAACCTCAGCCGCAGCCGTTCAATGCCGAAGCGGTGAGGTCCGAATGTGCCAAGCTCTATGCCGTATCGGAAGAATTGGTCGCTATGGCCGAAGCAGCTCGGGCTAAGGCTCAGAGCGATGCTGATGCTAAGGGCGTTGCGCCGGCGGAGGCTGTGAATTGATGGACGAAGAGTCTGGGACGTCGATCACACTCATTGGCATGAACGCCTCTGGGATACGAATGCTGGTCGATCACGCACTCCCGACTCATGCCTGGTGCGAAACCGTCCGAGAGCACGCGCACTATATTATCCAGCTTACAGACGGCATCCAGGCGTCTCTTGCGCCAAGAACGGCCGCAGAGGTCAACTAGCTCATGGCAAAATCCGGTTCGTCCAATCCTTCCCGCAAGCGAAGGAGCAGGAAATCTGCGTCCGATGATCTAGCCGTCAATATCCAGATGGACGACCCGCTCGCGTTGCCGCCTGTTCCTGATGACATGGGCGCGATCACGATTCCAACGGATGACGGTGGTGTTGTCGTAGACTTCAATCCTCCGGTCGATCCGGACGTCGATACGTCGGACCATGACGCGAACCTCGCGACGGCTCTGGATTCTTTCGTTCTTGGCCGCGTTGCAGAGGATCTACTGGACGGCATCGAAGCCGACGATAAATCCCGGTCCGAATGGCTGAATGCTCGGTCCCGCGGCATCGATATGCTGGGAATCAAGCTTGAGGACCCAAAGTCCGGAGTAGGCGCAAGCTCAGCACCACTCGAAGGCATGTCGGTCGTCCGCGATCCGGTCATGCTGGAAGCCGTACTTCGGTTTCAGGCTAATGCCCAGGGCGAAATGCTTCCTGCCTCTGGCCCGGTCAAGGTCGTTGATTACGGCGATTCCGACATTCAGTCCGACATGCTGGCGGAGAAGCTCGAAAAAGACCTGAACTTCTATCTGACGACAACGGCCACGGAATACTATCCAGACTCACGGCGCATGTTCTTCTGGACCGGGTTCTCTGGATTGGCGTTCAAGAAGATCTATCGTGATCCGATCAAGCGCCGCCCGGTTTCTGAAACGGTGGACGCTGCTGACCTGATTGTTTCGGACGCGATCACCGACCTCAGAAGCGCTCAGAGGATTACCCACCAAATCTCCATGAAGCGCTCGACCATGAAGCGCATGCAGATTTTGGGGGTCTATAAGGACGTGGATCTTCTGCAGGATCCAGTCGCAGACCCGAATGAAGTGCAGCGCAAGATCGCACGTGTTCAAGGTCTATCGGCTAAGTCAGAACGACCGCAGGATCAGCCCTACACGGTCTATGAATGCTACTGCGAACTCGACCTTGAAGGCTTCGAGCACAAGGACAGCAAAGGACGTGAGACGGGCCTTCCGCTTCCTTACCGAGTGACGATCGAAAAGGATTCCCGTCAGATCCTCGAAATCCGGCGCAACTGGCGCGAGGACGATGAAGATTATCAGGCCAAGATTCCCTTCGTTGCATTCCCGTACGCCACGGGACTTGGTTTTTATGGCATTGGCCTTCTGCATATCCTCGGAAATCTTACGAACGCACTGACAGCGCTGACTCGGGAAGCGATCGATGCCGCCATGTTCGGCAACTTCCCCGGCGCATTGATTGCAAAAGACAACGCACGCCAGATGACGAACGAGATGCGCGTAGCGCCTGGCGCGGCGTACCCGATCGAGACGAACGGCAAGCCTATCAATCAAGTCGTGATGCCGCTTCCCTATAAGGAAGCCGGTCCCGGTCATATGGCCTTGATTCAGCAACTCCGGGATGTCTCACAAAGACTCGGCGGGACGGCTGACACACCAGTTGGCGAAGGTAAGCAGGACGCTCCTGTTGGAACCACGCTGGCTCTGATCGAACAGGCAACCAAGATCGAGGGCGCAGTGCATAAGGCGCTCCACGCAGCGCAGGCCGAAGAATTCAAGCTCCTGTGCGAATTGTTCCGCGACGATCCGGAAGCGCTGTGGCGCGGCAACAAACGTCCGGCACTCGCCAAGGACGTCGAACTGTTCATGGCAGCCCTCGACCGATGTGACATCGTTCCGAAAGCAGACCCGAACGTCCCGTCTCACATGCACCGGGTCATGAAAGCTCAGGCCGTCGTTCAGTTGGCAATGAACGCGCCGGATATGTTCAACAAGCAGGCCGTGTTGAGTTACGCGCTCGAGATGATGGACGTGGATAATCCGGCCGAGCTGATGGCTGGACCGCAGCCCGTTGCCGGTCCGCCGCCGATCGATCCGATCAAGGCCAAAGAACTGGACATCAAGCAGCAGGCCAACGCCTTGAAGGGTGCCCAGATCGCGCTTGATACGCAGAACAGAGCCAAGGATCGCGAGAGCCAGCAGAACATCGAGGTTCTGAAACTCGCAAGCTCCCTTGCGGTCCACCCAACCAGTGATCCGATCGTGGATGATCAGATCAAGCAGCTCTCGCCGTTGATGACGCTCAAACCTGCGCCGCAACCGCAACAGGCAGGCCCTCCACCAATTCCAATGCGCCCACCGATGATGCCTCAGCGAGCCCCTATGCCCGTTCCAATGGGCCTTGGCGGACTAGGACGGCAAGGGATGAGTTTTGCACCACCGCCTATGCGTAGACCTCCGATGCAACCACAAGGATTTGGGCAATGACGAAGATTCGTGTCGGCAATAAACAATCGCATGGCGTGAATTGCTATGCGTCAGGCGGCCGAGTGCCGGAGGATATTTCCGACTCCGGCTCGCTTCCCAAGATGGCGAAGCCGAAGATGGCTGACGGTGGCACGCTCGATGGCGGGAAGGCCAAGCCGAGACTGGACCGCGCCGGCAAGAAGGGAACGGTCGTAAATATTGTGATCGCAGGCAAGGGCGATCAGGCTCCCGCTCCGGGACCGATGCCAATGCCGCCGCTGCCTCCTGGTCCGATGGCCGGTCCTCCTGTTCCGCCTCCGATGCCGCCTGCCGGTGGTCCTCCGATGATGGGTCGCAAACACGGTGGCCGGGTGATGAAACATTCGGACGAAGCCGCAGACAAGAAGCTGATCAAGCAGGAAGTCAAACCTTCGGCTCTGAAGCACAAGGCGGCTGGTGGTGCAGTTGCAGACGGTCAGGACGATCCGACCGAGAAGGAATCGGAAAGCCGATCGATTGGTCGGAAGTCTGGCGGACGAGTGATGAACGCTGGCGCGGGTTCTGGAATTGGGCGTTTGGAGAAGGTCGGTAAGAAATGACCGTCCAGACGTTCGAGACGCGATCACTCAATGAACTCGCGAAGCGTCTCGTTGAAGAAGAGAACCGACGCGCTGAAATTCTATTAAGCGGATCGGCCGAAAGTTTCGAAGATTACCGAGGACAATCTGAGTTTCTAAAGGGCCTCCGCTTCGCGCGGAAGCTCTGCGAACTTGTTGAAACTGACATTCGCAAAGGCAAATAGAGAAAATCCCTCATGGCACTCACAAGTCTCAAAATGCACCACGACAAAGACCCGAAAGACGCCATCCTCGATGAGATTGGCGATCTGTCTGGGTACGAACTTGCACCGAGCAAGGTTCTCGTCGGCATCTATCGCAGGCCCGACAAAACAGCAGGCGGCATCATTCTGACGCCCAAAAGCAAGGACGAGGATATCTATCAGGGTGTCGTCGGTCTCGTTTTGAAGCTCGGTCCAGGCGCGTTTGAAGATGACGACGTTAACAAGTTCCACGGCTTCAACGTCAAGGTCGGAGACTGGATCGAGTACAAGCCGTCGGACACCGAAAAGATCGCGATTAACGGCGTGATGTGCCGGCGCCTGTCTGATGTTCTGGTCAAGGCGAAGATCGCGAACCCAGACATGTTGTTCTAATTTTCAAGGACTAATCCCTCATGAGCAAAGATGATGATGGCTTGGTGGTGGAGATCGATCCGCGCCAGCTCGATATGCGGCTTGATCCGGAGACGGAACGCAAAGCCAAACCAAGGGCCGAAGATGAAATCGACGTCGAAACGCCAGTAGGAAAAGACGATCCCAAGCCTGGCTCTGACGATGCGATCGTGGCCCTCCAGAAGCAGCTTGACGCGCTGAAAGAAGAAAATGCGCGGACGCGGGCGGCGTTTGAAGCGAAGGCGCGTGAAGCCGACGAAGCGCTTCAGAATGCTAATTCGGCTACCGGCCATGTTCTTCAGTCCAAGTATGACCTTGTGAACACTGAACTGGCGAACGATAAGGCGCGCGCCGAAGCCATTAAGCGGGAGCTGAGAGTGGCCCGCGAGACGGGCAACACGGATCTTGAATCCGACCTGATGGTTGAGAACGCCAGACTTGGTGTCAAGCTCCAGACCAACGAGCAGCGCAAGCGGGAAATTGAAGTTGCGCATGAACGTGAAAAGCAGAGGCGCGAGGCACCACGCATTCCGGCTGATCCCGTCGAGGCTGCTATTCAAGGCCTGTCGCCCAAGTCTCAGTCGTGGCTCCGCTCGCATCCAGAGTGCGTGACCGACGATGTTTTGAACGCCAAGGTTCTTCTCGCGGACAAGGAAGCCAAGCGCAAAGGGTTCGCAGCGGATACGCCTGAGTACTTCGCCTACATCGAGGAAAAGCTGGGCTACCGCAAACCGGCTGATGACGATGGCGACGAAGTTGATACGCGCCAGTCAGCGCGCACGGAACGTCGCCCGGCTTATGCCGCACCTCCTTCGCGTGACACGGCTCCCGGCTCAACGCGCAAATCGAGTCAGATGCGGCTTTCAAGGGAGCAGGTCGAAACCGCCGAAGCTCTTGGCATGACGCCATCGCAGTACGCCGCTTGGCTCGTCAAAGCCGAGAAAGACGGAAAGTACGTAAATCATTGATTTAATAAGGATTATCCCTCATGGCCGTACAGACAAAATCCCGTCAGCAGACCGTTGGCCGGGCACCCGGAAGCTCAATGGAACGCGGCGTCGCTCTCGGACGAAATGGAGAAGAAATCCGCCGCATTCGCACCAGTGGAAACGACCCGTTCAGGGTTCCTGAAGCCATTCTCTCCAAGTACTACGAGGAAGGCTATACGCTGCAGTGGAACGTCGTCAGCGTGATCGGCAAGGACGGTCGCGACGCTCCTGACATGATCAATCAGGCGAACATGTTCAACGCGGGCTGGCGTCCGGTTCCGGCTGAGCGACATCCCGGCGTCTGGCTCCCAGCAGGAGCGAAAGGCGACATCGTCATCAACGGCCTGCGCTTGGAAGAATGCCCGCTCAAGCTCGTGCAGGAAGCGCGCATGGAAGAAAAGCGCGAAGCCGACGAGCAGGTCAATGGATCGCGTCAGCAGTTTGGGTTTGCTCCCACCGCACGCGGCTTTGAAGGCGCGGATACGAGCACCAATCCGGCCGTTCGTCAAAACTCATTTGCGCGAAGTTCGATGGTGCATGTCGATGACGCGCCGCGTCCGAAGTATGAAGTCTCGTTGGACGATTAATCAGCAAGAGGCAGCAATCATCAGTATGCCTCTTGAAATTTGTGCAAATCACTGCTACTGGAAGTTTCATCGTTGTTCGTAGGCCGCAGGCTGTGGCCAGTGCTTCGGGGTCGGAGACCCAAAGAAGCAGCAAGCACTGAGAAGGTTTTCTCAGTTCAATCCACAGCCAACGTCTGACGGGTCAGACCGGCTACACAACGGATCACATCCAAAATGGCAAACGTGTTTGCTCCGCAAGGACTCCTGTCCTATGGCGGCGCCGATGGTGCCGCGCCAACTTACGGCTTCAAGAACGCCAAAATCCTCTACAGCAACACCGACAAGATCTTCTACGGCGATCCGGTGATGCTCGACTCTGGTGGTTACGTCCAGCAGTGGGACCCGGCCACGGGTGTCTCGCAGATGGTCGGCATCTTCCGGGGCTGCAAGTATTACTCGCTCTCGAACAAGCAGACCATTTTTCCGAACTACTGGCCCGGTGCCGACGTTGCAACCAACGCCGACATCACGGCTTACATTGAGCCTATAAACACGGCGACTCCGCCGATGTTCCTGGTTCAGACGGCGGATTCAAACACGACAGCGGTTGCGGTTACGCAGGCATCTGTCGGTCAGAACGCCGATGTTGCTCTTGGTTCCGGCAATACCAACAACGGCATGTCTACGGCCTATCTAGACATTCACACGTTCGGGACGACCGCGACGCTGCCATTTCGAATTGTGGAGATTTGGAACGGGGTCGGCAACGGTTCCGATAAGACGTCGGCATACAACTATGTCGTCGTCCAGGCCAACATCTATCAAGAAACCGGAATCTAAGGAGCAACCCCAATGCCAGTCTCACTTGCGAGCATCCGGGATCTCCTCAAGCCCGGCCTCTACGCAGTCGAAGGTCAATACGACAGCATCGAGGATCAGTACTCCAAAATCTTCACCAAGCGCAAATCGACGATGGCCGTCGAACGCAAGGTGCAGATGGCCTATCTGGGTTATGCCCAGTACAAGACGGAAGGCGGTCAGACGTTTGCCGACAACAACGCCGGCGAGCGTTATGTCTACAACGCCGAAAGTTTCGAAGTCGGCTTGATGTACGCGATCACCCGCAAGGCGATCGACGACAACCTCTACAAGTCCGAGTTCAAGCCGCAGTCGTTGGGCCTCTTGCGCGCCTTCAAGGAGTTCAAGGAATACCAGCACGCAAACATCTACAACAACGGCACGACGCTCATTCCGAGCATCGGTGGCGACGGTCAGCCGCTCTTTTCGACGGCTCATCAGGTTGACGGCGGAACGGTGGCAAACACCTTCTCGACGCCATTGCAGTTGAACGAAGCCTCCTACCTTCAGGCTCTGACGAACATCCGCTCGACGTGGGTGGACGAACGCGGCTTGAAGATCAAAGGACGCGGACGCCAACTCATCGTTCCTGTCGCGCTTCAGCCCACCGCAAAACGGTTGCTGGAATCGGAACTCCGTCCCGGTACGGCCAACAACGACGTCAACGTCATCCAGTCGATGGATGGCGAGAAGCCGACGATGGTCATCTGGGATTACCTCACCAGCCCGAACGCATGGTTCGTCAATACCGAGACGGCCAAGGATTCGTTGCTCACCATGCAGCGCATCACGTTCGAGACCGACATGCAGGTCGATTTCACGACCGATAACCTGCTGGTCAAGGGCTATGAGCGGTACGTCCCGACTTACAACGACTGGCGTTGCTCGTGGGGCAGCTTCCCAAGCTCTTAATGGAGGCTTCCCATGACGACGACCAACCTTCCTAACGGCGTAACGACGACCGACGTTTCAACAACGCTGGGTTCGTTTATCGCGCCTGATCCGACCGCCGCTCATACGTTCTGGGACGATTTCGACGCCTTCTCGGCAAACATCGCCACGACGCCGGCAGTCCCAGGCGATTGGACTCTGACGACAACCGGCAGCGGCACTGCGCTCGTTACTGATGCAGATAACGGCGTAGTTCTGGTGACGAACGGTGCATCCGACGACAACAACGTCTTTTGTCAGTGGTGTGGACGATCTTCGACCACATCGGAGACGTTCAAGTGGGATGCGACCAAGCCGATGTGGTTCAAAGCCCGGTTTCAGATTTCCGACGCCACTCAGTCGGATCTGATTATCGGTCTTGCGATCACGGACACGTCTCCGCTCGATGCTTCAGACGGCATTTTCTTTCTGAAGTCGGACGGGTCCGCCGCAATCAGTCTCAACGCTGTGAAGAACAGCACCGCTTCGACGGTCGCGGTCGGAACGCTGACGGATGCCACCTACTACACGGTGGGGTTCGCTTGGCTTCCGAACGGTCCTGAAAACGGCGCTGGCGGTCCGGGGCTTTATGCGTTCTTCAACGACGTGCAGGTTGGTTCGATCACCTCGACAACCAACATGCCGGATGATGAAGAGCTGGCGATCACGTTCGGCATCCAGAACGGCGAGGCCGCGGCCAAGACGTTGAGCCTTGATTACATCTTCTGCTCGAAGGCGCGCTGACCATGAAAAGCAAGAAGATGAAGAAGCCTTTCTCTCCTATGGGATCTCCCAAAGGTGAAAAGCCCAAGTTCAACGGGCCGGAAACCTTCAAGGATCCGGAAGCGGAGAAGGAAGATAACGACATGCCCCCGGTTCAGGGCTTCAAGGCAAGAATGCGCCTTGATCGCCCAGGCCGTAAACGTGGCGGACGTGTAGGAGCTGACATGGCTCCGTTATCGTCTGCCGCGAAGGGCTGCTAGCTCGTTGCGCGTGGTCGGTTGAGATTGTGAGGGACAGTCTCAACCGGCGCGCTTTTCAACAAACTGGATTCAGACATGGCCAAGCTGACAGCTAAGGCGCGCAATGCGTTGCCGAAGAAAGACTTCGCATTGCCCGGTGGTCGCTATCCAATTCCCGACAAGTCGCACGCCAGGAACGCTCTGGCGCGCGTGAGCCAGTTTGGAAACAGCGAGCAGAAGGCCGAAGTCCGAGCCAAGGTCCACAGCAAATTCCCTGAGATTGGTGAAGATCGCGCAGAAGGCGGTCGCGTCGAAGGCAATAAGGCAAAGCGGCGACTGGATCGTCCGAACAAGCGCAAGGACTAAACGAACATGGGCCAACCAATCGTCGTCTCCGTCGCTCTGGCTGCTGCCGACGACGATGGAATTTCAACATCGCAGACCGTCCCGGCTGCGGGTGCTCTGGCAATCAACGGCGCTCTGTCTACTGGCGCGGTTGCCAATAACATCTGCGCATCCCAGTCAAAGGCTGGTGCTGGTGCATTGACGATCAATGGCGCTGCTGCTTCTGGCGGCGTGGCCTACATCTTCGGAAAGGCCGTCACCATTACGTCGGCCGGAGATGACAGCGGCATTACGTTCACGGTTTCTGGCCTTGGAGCGGACGGTTATTCCTCAGCCTCGGAAACTGTAACGGGCTCAGACACGTCGGTCGTTGCCACACGAACGCTCTTCCATCAGGTTTCTGCCGTCATGGTCTCTGGCGCGACGGCAGCCGCTGTTACGGTTGGAACCAATGGAACGGCTCAGATCGCAGACCTTGGAACGGCACGTCAGGTGCTTTTGACATTCGGCACTGACGACAGCGCCAACAGCTATACGATCACGGGAACCAGTTCAGGCGGCAATCCTCTCACGGAAACAGTTGCAGGCGGAGCTACGACTGCAACGACGACCAACCATTTCCAGAGCGTCACGCAGATCACCGCTGCCGGGGCTTCGGCCGGAACGGTCAAGATCGGGACCAATGGCGTTGGATCGAGCGAGTTCGTTTCCCTGAACTACCACGCACAGCCGGTCAATATCTCCGTCGCCTCAATCGTCGATGGAACGATCAACTACACGGTACAGTGGACCTACGACGATCCGAACAAGGTGACCCCGAATTGGTTTGATGATGCAACGGCTGCATCCAAAACCGCCAGTATCGTCACGACGATGAATGATCCCGTGTTTGGTAGCCGGGTTTTGGTCAACTCTGAAACCGCACCTGCATCTGTGACGACGACGTACATTCAGGCTGGCTTGGTCGGGGTCTAGAGATGACATCGAGCGGCACGTATGATTTTAGCCCGAGTGTCGGTGATCTAACCCTCACCGCGTTCGGTCGGATTGGCATACGCCGCACAGAAATAACGCAGCAGCATTTGCAGGATGCTGCTGCGGAATCCAACATGCTGCAGGTCGAGTTTAGCAATCGGCAACCGAACCTCTGGACCTCCGAGCTTTATACGGTTGATCTCGTCGAAGGGCAGGCCACCTACGATCTCCCGGCACGCATGATCTCGCCAATGGCTGTTTACGTGACGACAACGCCGGTCGGCTCGAGCAACAGCTTTGACCGGATACTCAATCCGATCAGCACCTATGAGTATGCATCGCTCCCGAATAAAGATGAGCAGGCGCAGCCAACGACTTTTTGGTATAATCGACAAATCGCCCCACAGATCACGCTGTGGCAGGTCCCGGATGGCAGCGCGACTTACGTTCTGAAGCTTCAAATCCTATCTCAGCCGCAGGATTCAAAACTCCCAAACGGCGTGACGCCGAATTTTCCATTCCGTTGGCTCGATGCGTACACGGATGCACTAGCTGCGCGTCTGTCGAAAATCTACAAGCCGGAACTTGAAGACAAGCGCAAGATGGATGCCGAGCGCTCGTGGCAAATCGCGGCCAAGGAAGATATTGAATATTGCCCCGTCTACGTATACCCGGCGCTCGGAACCTATTACGGTGGCCGCTAATGCCTTGGAGGCCGCACGGTCGGGCTGAGGTTGATCCTTGGCAACCACGATCGTTCGGCGTCTGTGATCGTTGCGGTATGTGGTACAACTTGGACGATCTGCGCTCGCAAAAACAGTACGCAGGCGTAGGCGTTATCGACTTACATATTCTTTGCTGCAACCGTTGCCTTGATGAGCTTCAACCACAACTCACGGCAACGATCCTACCCATCGATCCAGAACCGATCATGGATGCCCGTCCCGAATACTATTCGGTCGATGAGCACGGTCCGGTCCAGAATCTAGAAGCAGAAATCTTCTACAGCGGAAGTTCAATCCCGTCTGGTTTCTATCTCGATCTCTACTTCGGTGATCCGGGTTCCGGTGGAACAAGTGTGCTTTCGCAGATTACGGGTTCAGCCGTTCGGCCTAATTCGGGATTTTCATTCGGTACGCCGGTCGAAAACATCTGCATCAACACAGCGGCGGTTTCATTCACAGACAGCGCAATTAGCAGCGTCAACGTCGATTACGTGGCGGTGTTTGATGCTGCAACGGATGGCAACCTGATCGCTTCGGCACCGCTGTTCAATCCTTTGACCGTCGTTCTTTACAACGGAGCGGCGTTTGGGATTGGCAGCCTTAGAGTGGTGGTTTCCTGATGCTGCGCCGTCCGCATGGCCGCGCTCGGGTTGACGAAGATAACCCACAAGCCTTCGGAATTTGTGATCGTTGCGGGACGTTATACAACTTACGGGACCTGAACTACCAGTACGAGGTCAACGGCCTGACGATGCTCAACACACGCCTTCGGGTGTGTGAAGAGTGCATGGATAGTCCGAACTTCCAATTCCAGAACATTCCACTCCCGGCCGATCCTCTACCAAAGAGGAATGCGAGGCCAGAGCCCTATCTTCTGGATGAAGTCGATTATCTGACCACACAAGACTTCACGCCGATCGCAACGCAGGACGGTCAACCTCTGACTCCTGATCAAGCCTCGACCAACTATTTCGACGTACCGCAGGACCCGAACAGAGGTCCAAACCCACCCAACGGCAATTCGGAGGACTGAGAAGGTATGGGCTTAGTCGCTCCGACTCCTATTCTCAATCTGCCGGTGGCGGTTGGAATCGATAATACGTTTTGGGTGCCCGGAGCATCGACGGCGACGAATGAGACCGTCCGCATAAATGTCAATACGCTTTCCAGTCTCCAAGGTTCTTTAGATCAGATAGGAAGCACGCAGGGAGATATTCTTTTTCGAGGCACCACCAAATGGGATGCGCTTGGCCCTGGTACTTCGGGATACGTCCTTTCCACGCAGGGGGCCGGGGCTGATCCGCAGTGGGTCCCGAACACGGCTGGAAGCGTTGTCAGCGTCGGGCTTTCGCTACCTGTTTCTCTGTTCTCAGTTTCTGGTTCCCCCGTTACGTCATCTGGCACACTGACCGGCGATCTCATTGCGCAGTCAGCCAATAAGGTGTTCGCAGGGCCGTCGACGGGTACAGATGCAGTCCCGGCGTTCCGATCACTGGTCAACGCCGATATCTCGGAAACGGGTGCAGCGCTCACTAAGACCGACGACGCAAACGTCACCGTATCCCTTTCCGGTTCGCCTACGACCGCACTGGTCAACGCCACAAACATTGCTCTGGGATGGACCGGCTTACTCGGGCTTTCCAGAGGCGGCACAAACGCAGATTTAAGCGCGACAGGCGGAACTAGTCAGGTTCTACGTCAGTCCACGGCAGGAGGCGCTGTCAGCGTCTCACAATTGGCCGCCAGCGACCTTTCTAATGGTGTGACGGGATCAGGTGCGGTCGTCCTAGAAACGTCTCCTAGCCTTACGACGCCTGATCTTGGAACGCCATCCGCAGCCATTCTCACCAACGCGACAGGATTGCCACTTACGACGGGGGTGACGGGCAATCTTCCGGTCACAAACTTAAACTCAGGAACGTCCGCGTCATCTTCAACATTCTGGCGAGGTGACGGAAGTTGGGCAACACCGCCCGGCGGAGACATCACTGTCGGTTCCACCGGGATCAACAGCGGCACCAACGGCAGCATACTCTATGACAACTCGGGCGTTCTTGGCGAACGAACGATCTCGGATTTTCTCGATACCCTGGGTGCAAGCCAAGGTGACATCCTTTTCCGGGGCGCTTCGGGATGGACGATCCTGGCACCGGGAACGAGCGGCAATGTTCTAGCGACAGCTGGTGCAGGTGCCGACCCATCATGGGCCTCAGTGAGTGGAACGGGGACGGTTACAAGTGTCGATGTGTCAGGTGGTACGACCGGCCTAACGACCTCGGGCGGTCCAATTACCGGCAGCGGCACCATTACGATTGCCGGAACGCTTGGGCTTTCTAGCGGCGGCACCAATGCTGATCTGAGCGCCACCGGCGCGACGGGAGCAGTTCTTAGGCAATCGAGCGCTGGCGCTGCAATTACCGTCTCGCAATTGGCGGCTAGTGATCTTTCCAACGGGACGACAGGTTCGGGCGCCATTGTCCTCGCGACGTCTCCTACCCTTGTTACTCCGGCGCTTGGAACGCCAACTTCGATTATTCTAACAAACGCTACCGGGCTCCCACTTTCGACCGGCGTCACGGGGAATCTTTCGGTCAACAACCTCAACTCCGGCACCGGAGCTTCGTCCTCGACGTATTGGCGTGGCGATGGATCGTGGGCCTCGATCTCTACCGGATTGACGGTTGGCTCAACCGTAATTTCGAGCGGTACCACGACGCGCGTTCTCTATGACAATGCGGGTGTTCTTGGCGAATACTCGATCTCTGGTTCTGGCAGCGTCGCCATGACCACAAGCCCGAGTTTCACGACGCCGACACTCGGAACGCCAGTAAGCGGAACGCTGACCAACTGCGACGGTCTGCCGATCTCAACGGGTGTGTCCGGTCTTGGAACAGGCGTTGCGACGATGCTCGCGTCGAGTACCGGAGCTGTTGTTTCGATATCGTTTCTTGTGGATGGAGCAGGCGCGACCATCACCACGGGCATCAAGGGCGACCTGCAAATCCCGTTCGCATGCACGATAAGCACATGGACTCTCCTTGCGGATCAGTCCGGCTCCCTCGTTGTCAATATATGGAAGGATACATACGCCAACTATCCGCCGACCGTCGCTGACAAGATTACGGCGTCTGCACCTCCCACGATTTCATCGTCCACGAAAGGGCAAAGCTCAACTCTGACGGGTTGGACGACGACCATATCCGCCGGCGATACGCTTCGCTTCAACGTTGATAGCGTGACGACAATTCAACGCGTCACGCTCGCTCTAACGGTGACGAAAACATAATGTCAATCGACGACAGAAAGAATGAGGGAATCCAAATTCCTTCCGTAAACCCCTGGAGTTTGCTGCCAGAGCAAAGGGTTGGAGAACCGCGTATAGAGGGCATGAAGCGCGTTCTTCTCAAACGAAAAGGAAAGCCTCTTTCGGATTGGTCGCGGTTATTCTTGGTTGGCGCCTTCGCGATCGCCGTACAAACACAGTACGCGCTCACAACGGATGGCGATTTGCAGGTTCGCCGCACTACGCACTTCGCAGATCAAAACAAAAATAAGATTCCCGTCGCGCAATCCGTCACGGTCTTTTTAGCAACTACGGGCACTCACACTTACACAATCCCGGACGATTGGAGCGACGACAACACGATCGCTTGCGTCGGAGGTGGTGGTAACGGTGGAGCGATTGGAGCCTCTAGCTCTCGGGCGACAGGAGGCGGAGGCGGCGCATACAGTGCCAGTACCATCACTGGATACAGCCCAGGCGACAGCATCTCATATTCGGTCGGTGCGGCAGGGCAAGATACTTGGTTTCAGTCAACAGTAACCCTTCTTGCAAAAGGTGGAGGCGATGGCAGAAATGTTGTTTCTGGCACGCCCTCTGGTGGCTTGGGTG